CTTGCCCGCCGCCTTTGTCGCTAGTACCGGCTGTATCGTCGCCTTTACCAGCTGTCTTGGCCGCTTCAACGGCAGCTGCCACCTTCGTTTTCAGACTTTGCAAAGCTTGTAAATGTGCAAGCTTGTCAGACGCATCAGCACTGGCTTGACCAGACGTCAATGTGTCAGCAATGTCGGCATACCAAGTTTTGCCAGTTGCAGCATCTTTAGCATTGCCAACCTCAGCCGGTGTTGCCGCTTTAATACCCTCCGCAAGTTTTGCTAATACTGCATCAAGTACCTTGGCAAGACTCGCTTGAAGCTGGTCGGCCGTTTGCGTGCCTGCTTGAGCTTGTGCCACTAGCTCGTCTAACGCTGCCGTAAATGTTTTGCCAGTGCTTGGATCAGTTTGATTGCCCAAGTCCGTTCCCAGCGCAGCCTTCACAGATTGCAACTGGTTAAGCAGCGAAGTCTTCTTATCTGCAGGTAATTTGGCAGCTAATTGATTGATCGCAGTTTGCAGGTCTCGATTGGCACCAGTAAGTGAATCAACTGAGGCGTCCGTCTGATCAAGCGCCGTTTGTGCCTTCTGCGTTGCTGCTGCTAAAGCAATCGTTGTGGCATCATCATACTTACCGCTGGCACTTAGCGTTTTGGCGGAAGCAATCAGATTAGTCAGTGCCTGCTTAGCTGCCTGCAATTGTGCAGGATCATCAGTCTTGATATTGGTCACAACATAGTCGACGGCTGGTGATTCATTACCGTATAAATCAGTCGACTTAAACTTGAAGGTGCCATTTGCCGTGACCGTGACACCGGCTGCCGGCACATCCTGATATGTCTTGCCACCATCAGCACTATACTGAACCGTTTCACCCGTTGCGGCAGCGTTTGCCGTCAGAGTCACCGTTTTGGCTGGTTCAGTGGTACTTGGCGTCACAGTTGGTGCTGCCAGTGTTTTCTTTGGTTCGTAGTAAACTGTGATCTTCTTGGTCGTGGTGTTGTTTTCGCTATCTGTAACAGCAACAGTCAGCACGTTTTTGCCTTCGAGCAATTTAACGGGCTGATCAATAGCCATATGACCCGGTTTGCCGCTATTGATGTTGATGTCTGCGTATTGGCTGGCGACATGACTGCCGTTAATTGCCAGACTCAGATATTGTGCATTGTCAGTGGCCGTTCCGGTAATCTGGAAGTTCGGATCGTTGGTATAAACCGGTGCATCTGTCGAGCTGTCCAATGACAATGTTGGCGCCACTGCATCCAAAATGAAGGTCAACGCTTCTTGGAAGGTCTTGTTTTGAGTGGTGTCACCCACAACAACCCCAAACGGTTTTTGTCCAAGAGTACCTAAATCTAAAGTGAAACTGAAAGTCAGATCATCCTTGATTGGAATTTGCTTACCATCAACCTGCAACGTTGTCGTTGGGTGCTTGACCTTACCAGTAATCGTCGCAATCCCGGTCTTAGGGTCATAGAACTTAGCCGAGGTGGCATTGAATTCATTGGCACCAAATGTCACACCTTGATCGAACGTCACAGCATTCTTCAACACATCAGGATCATAAGACGAGGTAATCGTCTTTTGCTCCGTCGTGGTGTTGCCGTCTTCGTCGGTGGCGGTCACCTTGATGGTATTGCCACCATAATTAACCGGTACATCAACACTAAAGTGATGTTGTGCATCAAGTGCTGCTACGGTGTCGCCAACATTAACTGTCTTGGTGTCAGCACTAACCGTCCCTGTAACCTTGATGGTCGCTTCGGATGTCTGATCCGAGCCATTGTTGAATTTCAAATCAGTAAAGGTTGGCGCCGTCAGCCGAACTTTGGTGTCAAAATGTTTAAGCAACTGGGTGTGCGCCTTATCGGCATATAGATCCACTTGCGCGGCGTAATCAGCATTCGTGACCGCCATTGAGGCAGTGAAACTGTTAGTCGCAGCATCGTAGGTTGTGTTCAAATCATGTTTCTTTCCTTGTGCATCAGTGTAAGTACCGTCAACCGCTGCTGGATACGTTCCACTAAACGTATACGTCCCGCCACCTTGAGTATTGGCTTCGTAGCCAGTTGTGTTACTTGAGATCTTGTCTGGGATACCGCCGCCGTTCACAATTAAATCAAACGATGTAGACCCCGGCTTCTGAACGCTGGCATCTTGATCAGTGGCATTAGATGCATTATCAGTCAAGTACAGCTCAGCCGAATTGTCGCCATTGCCAAGTGCTTGGGCCTGTTCATCAGATAATGGCGTTTCAATTTTGGTGTACCCATCAGCCGTTGTCCCAGCATCGGTAAAGGTAGCATCAAGATTCGTCACTTCATTAATTGCAGTTTTAACGCTCTTGGTGGCATCAAGACCACTCAAATCATCCTTGGCTTCAGCTGTCAAATAATACTGGGTTTTCCCATTTTCCGTTTTGGCTGACAAAGCGACATGACGAACTGTCGGCGCCTTAGAGTCGAGCTTGAAAGGCACATCAAACACTTGACGTTTGTCGCCGCCTTCCGGTACACCGGAAATACGATAAGTATAACTGCCATCATCAGCCGTCTTGATGTTGCCATCACGTTGATCATAATAGGTGCCATCCCACGCTGGAGCATTGTAGTAGATGTACTGCTGCGAATGAGCATCATAATAGGTCTTCGTCTGATTGGTGGAACTGCTGAGAGTCGTAACTTTATTGCCCTGACCATCAAGAATATCAACTTGGACGTTGCTGATATTGCGCAATAGATAATACTGCATGCTGATGTCATTATATAAGGCATTCTTGTCACTCGAAAAAGCAATCGCCTGATCATCAACTGTCTGGTTGCCATCAGCGTCTGTGACCATGCCGCCATAATATTGATTGCCTGTATTTTTGTTCGTCAATAGTGGCACGGTGCCATAATTACCACCAGCAGGACTATAAGTGATCCCATTGAGACTATCGACAATCTTACCGTCATTCCAGTCACCAAAGAAGCCCATGTATGGCAAGTTCAAGCGCGATCCATCGCTACCCTTAAAGTTCAGAAAACCTTCAACAAATTGCTGTTGGTCAAAAGACTTCGGCAAAGATAGTGTGAATTCAATCTGCGCCGTTTTCCCAGCAGGCACAGTTATGTCACTGCCGGCTTTAATGGCTGCTCCATCAATCTTCTTGTCATACAAAACCCCAGAATTAGGGTCAGTCGCTGATGTATAAACGGCATTAGTATCCGTATTACTGTCCATTTGATAGGTTAGTTCATGGGTCGTGCGGTTCGTGAAGGTCAGTTTAAAGGTCTTGTCCGTACTCGTGAAGTCTTTCAATTCAACTGCCGGGTAGCCGTTTTCGGAGACAACCGTTGACGGATTCTTTTCTAATGCATCAATGGCTGCCTTCACATCAACAAGACCGGCACCTTGCCGCCGCGGCGATACGATAACATTGTTGTAGTTAATATCGTTGATTGGCTGGGCAGTATTCATCTCAACTGTCTTAAGAAAATCGGTGAGCGCTGTCCCTTTAAGTTGTTTGTAGTCAGCATAAAATGGGTTGTTTTTGTTATTCAACGCTTGTTTCAACAATGCTTGTGAACCGGCAATAAATGGCGAGGCCATTGACGTACCAGACATATTTGTGTAGCCATTGTTGTTTTGCGTTGACCAGATGTTGCCGCCTGGTGCGGTAATATCTGGTTTGAAGGAAAGATTGGAAACTGGCCCATAGGATGTGAAGTCAGACATCTTGTCTTCAGTATATTTCTGATTTGGTAACAGCGTCAGGGCAATCTTGACACCGAGACTATCATCCGGGTGTGCTGTGACCCAGTCAACCAGCTTTTGACCGGTTACACTGGAGAGCCCAAATGTTGGGAAGGTGGTGGTTAACGCAATAGAAGTCAGCGGTGTTGCTGTGCCATCGTTGTTGACAATGATCAAGCCAGCAGCACCAGCGGCTTGGGCGTATTTTTGTTTGTCAGCAAAGGTAAGTTCGCCACGTTTAACGATGGCAATTTTGCCTTTAGCGTCAGCAGTATAGTCGGTTGCTGCCCCTTTGCTGAGGCTGCCACTAGCATCTTTGACAACATAAAACTTCTTTTGGTCAAAGCTACCAGTGAAATCGTTGCTTGAAAGCTGAATGGTTTCCGGTCCAAGCTGTAAACCTGTACCATCTGTAATGGTCACTGCCTGACTGATGACATCCGTGTTCTCAGCGGAAGCAACTGTGGTCGCTCCTCGTGATGTCCCTGGCGTTCCCACCATTTCATTGTCTTGCAAACCGTAATAATCCTTGTTGACACCTTCAGTTGCTGAACCGGATGTTCCTGAGTTCCCAGCAGAAATGACGGCGGCTGTTCCTGATTCGTTAGCATTTTGCACCGCAGCAATTTCTGGATCCTCCAAGGTTTGGTTGCCTGAATCAGATCCTAAGGACATGTTGAGGACATCGGCACCGATTTTTGCCGAGTCTTCAATGGCAGAAACCAAGGTAGCTGACCCGGTTGTTGCAGAAGTGTCAGAGTTGGTGAAAACTTTCATTGCCAGTAGCTGTGCTTCTGGCGCAACTCCGACAACAGACTTGGTTGGATCGTCACCTGTCCCGTTAGCACCGATGATCCCAGCAACATGCATGCCGTGTTGTTCGTCAACCGTATCATCTGTAATGGTGTCGTTATTATCAGCGTAATTAAACCCATATGGCACTTTTGAAGTAAAATAGCGGCCATGCTTGGCGGTATCAGTGAATCTTTCAACATCAGATTTGGTTAATTTGACGTCTTTATCATCGCTTAGCCGCATGTCTTTATGTGTTGGATCAATGCCAGTGTCAATAACCGAGACAACTGTGCCTTCACCTTTATATTTGTAATTGGACCATACGGCCTGCACATTCGCCATCGAGTTAGCCTTAGCATCAGTCGGATAGTAAACTTTCGCCAATGTGACTGTTTTAACTCCGGCAATTTGTTTCAGTTTAGGGATATCAACTACCCTAACTTTAGTTGAAAAGCCGTTAACGACATAGCCATAACTTTCACCGGCAGTTTGTTGGGTGACTTGTTCAACAGCTGCCTTAACGCTTGCCTGAGCCGCGATCACTTTATTGGTCTCCTGCTGAATCTCCGCCGTGCTGGAGTAATCAGTTCTTAAAGTGCCGTTTTCAGAGGCAGGCGCTGCGCTCATTTGAACTATGACGTCAACATAAATATCTTGCTGCTGAACTTTATTCAGCTTATTGTAATCAATACCTTTAGCCGCCAACTGTGTAGCAATCGCTTGATTCGTTGTCGCTGCGGTTGTGTCAGTGGCCGCTTGCTTAGCAGTCGCGGCCTTAACCGTATTTGCGAGTGATGATCCCTTAGTTTGCTGCGAGATAGCCGCCTTTGCTTGGATTTCGCCGACTGGCAAGACAGCCAGCGCCCCTAAAGCGACTGTACCGGCTAACAAGATCGATAGCCCTTTCTTTTTCCTTTGCATCCAATACCCTCCACTTCCCAAAAGTTTCAGAACCAAATCAAACCCTACGCTTGATGTAGTTAAGATTATATACTCTCGAAGAACAGATTCAACGAAATTTTAATCTTTTATTAATTTTCCTATCTGTAAATTAGCTTTTAGCGTTATTATTTAGCCGTTTACAGACTATAGATGTTTTGAAAGTTTTAGCATTATTAGAAAATGAGTATTTGCATTGAAATTCTCAATTGCCAACGCTAGAATAAATACACAACGTTTACTGTAAGCATTTCAGAGGAGACCGAGTCGATGAAGAAAAAAATGCGCCTTAAAGTATTATTGGCAAGTACCGCAACTGCTTTACTGCTGCTAAGCGGTTGTCAGTCAAATCAGGCCGACCAAACAGTTGCGACCTATTCAGGTGGCAAGGTGACTGAAAGTAGCTTTTACAAGGAACTCAAACAGTCACCAACGACAAAGACCATGCTTGCTAACATGCTCATTTATCGTGCATTGAATCATGCCTATGGAAAATCGGTTAACACTAAAACAGTTAATGACGCCTATGATAGCTACAAACAACAATACGGCGAAAATTTCGATGCTTTCTTAAGTCAAAACGGTTTCAGTCGCAGTAGCTTCAAGGAAAGCCTACGAACCAACTTTTTAAGTGAAGTTGCACTGAAAAAGTTAAAAAAGGTTTCTGAAAGCCAGCTCAAGGCCGCTTGGAAGACCTATCAGCCCAAAGTGACTGTCCAGCATATTCTAACTAGCGACGAGGACACTGCTAAGCAAGCTATCAGTGATTTAGCAGCTGGCAAGGATTTTGCCACGCTTGCGAAAACTGATTCCATTGATACTGCGACTAAAGATAACGGCGGGAAGATTAGTTTTGAATCAAACAATAAAACGCTCGATGCCACATTTAAGGATGCTGCCTACAAATTAAAAAATGGTGACTACACGCAGACACCAGTCAAAGTGACAGACGGGTATGAAGTTATTAAAATGATTAACCATCCCGCCAAAGGCACCTTTACTAGCAGCAAAAAGGCGCTAACCGCCAGCGTTTACGCTAAATGGTCTCGCGATTCAAGCATCATGCAACGCGTTATCAGTCAGGTATTGAAGAACCAGCATGTGACGATTAAAGACAAGGATCTTGCGGATGCGCTAGATAGTTATAAGAAGCTTGCGACAACGAATTAAGGCTTAACTGAGTAAGATGAAATAACAGCCAGTTCTTTTAGAAATTGGACATCAACGCCCCAAAAGTCATAGCACCATGACTTTCGGGGCGTTTTATGTATAAAAAAAGCATCTCGCCTTTCGCGGTATCACCACGATTGAGCGAGATGCTTTTATTTGAAGATGGGGCTAGGTTATTTGAGGGTAGTAACATCACCCTTTGATACGCAAGGAATATTAAACGAATGTACCATATTTGTACCGGAAATCCATGAAAACTACGCTTTCAATGCTATACACGAAGCTATTTTTATTGAGTCCAAAATAATACCCTGTCGATGTATTCATACTGCTTGTCCACCTACTGCCTGCCTTCATCAAGAAATTTTAGCATTAGATATAACTTTTAGTGGGAAGAAAACTATCGCAACAGCTTTACTTCTTTTGCACATCTTAATCACCATCACAGAGACCATCCAACTGAGAGCAATCACTAAAATAACCAGCAAAAAGTAATTTGTTATGTGCATCTTTGCCAAAAGCACTCGAAAAATAGAGGTTGCCGGTGCATGAACCATATATATAACCAGGGAATATTTACCGTATTTAGCAAAATAATTATTTATTTTGTTACGCCCTGCATAATAAAAAACTCTGAATGCAACAGGAATACTCAGTATTTTAGACACTGAATTACTAATAGTTAAGGTATTCGTGTCATACCACATTCCTCCTTGCCGATATTGTACGATCAAAGATATTAATATAAGCACAGAGAAAAAATAAAAAAACTTTTTGCTGGTATATAACCAATTATATGTTTTCAATATGCGACCACATTCAAAACAAACAAGCCACGTGAAACTAACCGCCAAGAAATATGGCAATGCAACGTACTGCTTAATAACCAAAAAAATCAATCCGATCAACACCTGACAAGGCACGGAAAAATTTAGTACATCCAATATACCGGCAATCAAAAAAACAAATGATAGCGCATATAAGAACCACATATATCCTATTGGCCTTTCAAACATTAATAGCAAGTCTTTCCAAGTATACAAGCTATTTACGCCATTAGAAAAATGCTGAAGTGCTACATATATAGCAGAGAACACAACATACGGGACAATTAAATTAACCGTTTTTTTCAATGCACTATTTTTTAAAGAATTAATAGAGTCTACTGGACGGTCAACGAACCCTGATAATGCAAAGAAAACAGGCATGATAATTGTGAACAAAAAGAACATTGAGCTTTTCGAAATCAAGTCAAAGCTTCCATACGCTCCGGTTTTATATATTCCTTGTATCGAATGTGCCGTGACAACAAGCATAATGGTCCATCCCTTTGCTAAATCAACCCACCACAATCTTTTTGACATAAGCAGCCTCCATTTTTTGAACTTATTAACTTTTAAAGATCATCATACCAGTAAACTGTGAATGGCGGAATGCAAAATAAGCCCTCCACCCGCATTAGTGAGCAGAGTTACCTAAATCGGTGTATGTAAACCTTTTGCCTTTTTGAGGCGATTCTTTCAACTATATGTACAAAAATAAGCCTCCCACCATTACTGGTAGGAGGCATTTTTTGTTACCTGATATACAGGCTTTCGCCCGGATAGATCATGTTGTAAATTGACTTTCCGTTGTTAGCGGCCAATGTGTACATGCTGATGCCATACTTGTAAGCAATACTCCAGAAGCTATCACCAGATCGTACCGTGTAATACGTGTGTGAATAGGTTTGCGCATTTGAACTGCGCGAGCCATAGCTCTCCCCACCATTCACACCCAAGGCAACATAATGATACTGGCCGGAGTAGCTGAGATAACGTGCCCAAACATATGTGCCACGGATATACACGTGATCATAAATCACACTTTCACCGGGTGCATAGCTACCAACGGATGCATATCCAATGCCGGCACCAGTGCGGATGTTAACAGTCGCGGATGGCTTGAAAACACCCATTTGCGCATAATCGGTATCAGTGGCTGCGGTTGATTGCGCTGGTTTGCTTGGTGCTGGGGTGATAGGTGTTACTGGTTGCTTCGAGTAGCCATTATCAGTGATACCAAGCAGATCAATGTTACCATCGAGGCCTTGCGACAGCCCAAATGCGCTCGTGTACTGCCAAATAGCTACCCCATCCATACTCGGAAAATAACCGTAGTCTGGTTTGGTAGTTGGTAGATAATCACGGTAAGCAGCAATCCAAAGGCTGTTAGGAAATTCTTTCAGAATACGCTGATAATCGACGTGTGCCAATGTGTATGGCTTGTAACTGTAATACATGGGCGTGTAGCCTTCTGAACGAATGCGCCGCATGCCAGCTAAAATTGCATCCGTATTAGCTACCATATTGCCAGAAGCACCATCTTCATAGTCCAAAGCAACGATGCTTCCCTTTGGTGTCTGCGCTTTGATACGAGGCATATAACGGTCAAGTGCTTCTAACCCCAACTGGCTACTTCCACCAACGCCATACCAGATGTAGCTATGCACACGCTTTCTTGCTGCCTTTGCACTGGCAATTTGGCTATCGTACGTCCACTGATCGATGTAAGTACCACCGTAAGTACCGCCAATCTGAGCGATGATGAACTTGTCTTGATCTGTTCCATATCGTCCACTTGCTCCCTGATACTTTGACCAATCAGGTCCCTGGTCTCCCTTGGCCGCATTTACCTGCGATGGCAGGGCAAAAGAAATAGCCGCCAAGAAGGCGACTACCAAGGTGATTAGTTTAGTTTTAAATTTCATGGTGCCCTCCTTATTGCTGTGGAGCAACAGATGATGGTGCCAGTTTAGCCTTAACTGCATCCGCGGCTGCTTGAGCTGCGGCAGCTACCTTGTCTTGATTAGATGCTTCCTGATCAACTGTCTTTTGCGGATAGGTTTCTGCTAGGCTATCTTTCAAGTCCGCAAAAGCTTTCTCAACCGCGTTGGCAATCGTCTGCTCGTCTGCGCTGGTGAAACCAAGCGACTTCAAGCCATCTTTCACAGCCTGAATGGCAGTCGATTTCTTAACCGCACCATCAATCACCTGTGTCACACCGAGCTGTTCTGCCGCTGTTACCGCAGCATTTGCCAATGGGCCTAATACCTTTACCAAAGTCAGCGCTTGCTTGTTAGCCAGCAACTGTTTTGAGATCCAAGCCCCAATGATTGGAACTGCTGCTACTGCAAGTGATACTAAAAGTTCTGTCCAGTTATTCATGATTGTTTTCCTTTCTGAGACGCTCATTCTCACGTCTCAAACGGTCATTATCTGCGCGTAATCTGTCGTTCATATCCTCAAGCTCATCATGCCTGTTCTTCCGTTTACCCTCGTGGTAGGTCAGATAAGCAATAAGCGTTGAAACAATGGTTGCAATGTATGGAGTAGAATCGACAATAATTTTAGTTATCGCTGCTGTCACGGCTGTCACTCCTTCGTGCCAGAATCAGCACGAAGGCTGTTATGATCGCATTGCTGATCCAACTTGAGTAAATTCCAGTTGAGATTGAGGTCAGGAATTGCAGTATTGTCAAGAACGACATCAAAAAGCTGGTAGTCGTAAGCAACAGACGATTGGTCACCGCTAACTGTGTTTCCCATAACACCCAACCCCCAATCCCGAGCCCATCAATGACAAACAAAAACCCCACAATGTCATCGTTTAACCAATCGGAATAATGTGGGGGCCAGATGAAATAATGGTCATTGATGATTAGAAACAAGCCAATGGCAACCATGCCAATGGCGAGTGCTGTGTGTGTCGGGTGATCTCTGATTTTTTTAAGCATTGTCATCACTTCCTTTTTTACTTAATACCAACCACTTTCATAATGTTGACAGCCCCCAAATCTGTGCCAATTGCAGATGTGCCGTTCGATGTATTAACATTAATTATTTTGCATTCGTTGATTGTTAATGCATTGGTCCCAGCAGTCAGATTAAACTTGATAAACTTGATTGACGGATCTGTTGACCCGTCCGATATATGCATGGCAGAGAGCTCAATCTTGACATTGTTTACAATTCCATCAATTCTCCGTGACTCATATGCCAAGCTCGCATATTTATAGAAAATTATCAGTCCCTGATAATTTGAGATAGCATCTGATAGGTTTATCACCGCCCCAGTTGTAGGGACAAGATTACCGGACCAAAGTAACGACTCCGACATGAGCATTTGCCAGCCGCTTGGGTTGTTATTTGTTTCAGAATGTGGATACACTTTTTTGAACATCCGGCTTGATGCCATTTGATAAAGTATAATTATTTTATCAGCATTTGGCGCAATTGAGACATCAACAAACCATGAATAAGGTGTGGGTTCAAACGGAGCAGAAGGAGTGCCAGTTGTACTAGCCGGTGCGACATAGAAGCCAGGGCCCAGTGTTGACACGTCAACTCCTTCACCGACGGCTTTCCTTTTTGAGAAGATGCTCCTTACATTGTTGTAATCAGTGGCGGTCAGTAATCCATTTTGCTGGCTACTCGCGGGGATAAGCATTGCATTAGCGCGCGCGGCCATTCGAGCTGTTTTAGCATAATTTTCTTCATATGCCATCAATGATCAACTCCTTAGTATAGATAGCTTCTGTTAGTAGCCCTACCCAGGCCCTTAAGAGACACCGATTTGTTTCCAGTATCGACTTCTGCAACAGTTAGTCCAAGCTCATTTGTTGTCCCAATGTTGGCAGAATTAGCATTAACGTCCGCCAAAAAAAGAACTTGCGTAAAATGATCAAGTTTAGTGATGTTTTCAATATGGACATGACCGCCCCAGAGCCCAATGCAATTCCTTGTCCCTTGGCTGCTGAAATTTGCATTAACACTAACGGCAACATCGCTTGGGACATCGGCTGATGAACTTGCACTGACGGACGTCCCAGATGCGGCCGCGTTAATAACGTGTTCAAGAATATCGCTGTTGTACCAGTGAGCCGTTGGCGCAGGTGTATACCCATAGATGAGTGGGACGTGTGTGAAGATCACAAAGCTGTATCCCTCTGGCATCACGAGCGCAACGTTAGTGAGCCAATCAAACTGTGCTTGACTGTAACTATAATCGAGCCACCGTGTGTATTTTGAAGAACCGTCAGAATTGGTTAATGTGTATGGAATATCTAGACTGTTAAGGCCAATAACCCTGATTTTTTTGTCAGGGTAGTCCTTGTAGAAATAAAGGCTTCCATTGTCGCGCTTTTCGCCGAACGGACTCTGGTCGGCCATGAAGGCTTTGGCGATTTGCTCGTTTGTCAGAACCATTGATGGGGTTACTGTCGTTCCTTGAGCAGCAATCGGGGATCCATCGTCATGGTTACCCAAGATCATGAACTTGTCGCTTGAAGACGCTGACTGGATCAAGCGGGAGGCATACATAATCTGATCTGACAATGTATGCTCAATCGAATTATCGATGCCGTTTGTGTTGTCGCCACCTGCAATGACAACATCGACAAAATGTGACAGATAATCAACAACAGCTAAATGATTGAGGGCAAACATCCCACCGTATTGATATGATCCCTGTACAGTCTCATCTAAAAGATTTTCATAATGACTATCGGTCACGATTAGAATTCTAAACTTTGTTGAATCAATACTGTTCGCAAAAGACTCTACAGTTGTCCTAAATTGATTTGGAAACTGTCCAATGTCGTTCAACTCTGTTTGCGGAAGGCTTAGCGGGACCTTAAGTGCAAAGTCATTCAGGCGATCATTCAGGCTGTCATACGATCCACGGGAGGCAATAAGTTCTGATAGTATTTTGCCTCCGGGGTCAATGCTCTCAAGAATCTCTTTATTTGCATCAACAAAGTCTTGCCAAGATGAATGAGCATCGTTAACCCACTGGTTGTATTGACTGATGATGTCGTTAAGATTTGACACCCAGTCTTTGGCACTCTCTTGTGTCATGTCTGCGGCTGGAGAAACAACGAACACAACGTCAAAAGTAGACTGACTCCCACTTGGATCAGTGAACGAGAAATAGGCAATTTTTATTTTGCCAGACACTGATCCTAGTTGGCTTGGAACTTGATAAGTGAATTCACCGCCAGAAGCATTGACGATATTGAATCCGGTGCTGTCAGCAATTACCGCTTGGCCATCAGCCGTGTTGGCTTTGAACATCGGTGTTAGACCGTCAAGAGAGACAGGTGCACCGTTGTCCATAAGCGTGGCATCAATCACCACGGCACCCGTTTTGTCTCCCTGCCGCAAATATACAGGCTCAGGGGCGATGGCATTTTTTGTGTCAAGAGTTACTTTGTACGTTCTGATTGCCATTTGGTATCAGTCCCTCCATTTTTTCCAAATCTCCATAAGTGTCTTTTGTATCAACGAGGCGCTGATCTTCAAATCCTCGGCGCTTGCCTTTGAGTTCCCAACCAAACGATGAATCAGGAGTATCTGAGGAAACGATGAAGTAGTCCTTGCCACGTTCAGAGACCCAGAAATGCGCATCACTGTAAGCTGTCAAGAACACTTGGTAAGGCTTGTCTGTATTAATCAAATCAAAAACGAGCGGATCAATGTCCACTCGCACTGTTTTGTCATCGTCCGTTTTACTTTCGCCAATATCGCCGACATAGTTTTCTGCCAGCTCATACGCTGGGGTAGCGCGAACACCGTCACGAGTGACTTGGACGGCGTTCTTTGACCCGTTGTAAAGGTTGAAATCGCCCCACATTTTTACTCCCGCGGAACTGGCGACAATTCGATTTCTAAACGTACTACCGTCCCAAAAACCAATATCGGTTTCATCAGACGAACCCAACAACAACACGTTATCAGCTCGAATTACACCGTTATCCAAGAACTTTAGCCATGTGTTTATTTTACCGTAGATAGATAGCTTCGGGCTGTCGTGTGTCGAAGTGCTCGGTATCGCAAGTATCTCAGTTGATAACCCTGATGAATTAGTTTGAGATAAGCTCAACGTATGGCCTTCGAAATTGTTGAACGTACTGCCACTGGTGTTTTGGTTGATCCCAGATACAAGATCGTCACCTTTTAATAATTCCATGGCTCCGCCTTTTAGGCGAATCGTATATCCGCTGGCGGCATCCTTGGTTTCGTAAGTGATACCAGAAATGAGATTGCCAAATAGCCGGTCAGCAACGACACCATCAGCAGTGATGGCGCTTTTGAACGTTTGGCCTCCGTCAGTAGATACACCAATGCCGGCACTGTTTAGAATCACAACTTTGTTGGAGTCTGATTTGTCTACAGCAATAATCCCCTGGTCTGTGAAGTTGATCTGTGTTCGTGCCGCGAGAAGACTATTAGTAGCCAGCTGTACCTGTGATGTTAGCCATTCATTAGGCACTGGTATTTTGCCGGCAGCTACGTTAGACAATGTTGATTGTGATGTCTTCTGCTGTTCAGCAAATGACAGGCTACCACATTCGACTTCCGTTTTGGTTCGTGTGCCGCGAATATCATAATCACTGGTTACTTTGATGATCCGAACCTTGTCACTAAAGTTAAGGTTCTCATCAATCACTGTGATATAGTCGCCGGGTTTTGCCATCGCGTATTTGTAGCCAACAGATTGCAAGTCAACAAGGTTAAGCGTTAGTGAGATTGCCCAACTCTTGTCAACTTTCTCTTTCACAGCAGTTAGCAAGTTGTCGGCAATCGTATAGCGCTCATCAGCAACAGGAACAGCTTCAATGGCGCCAAACTTCGGATAGTAGTAAGCATACAGTGGTGACTTGTACTCTACTTCCAAGCGCGGGCTTGTGGTGTCATTTGGTTTGCTGTATGCACCATATCCACGTCCATAGGTGGCAAAGCTTGTATTGTCAGTCTGAATCTCTGCTGTGTCCAAATTGAACTTTTTACGAACGATGGTAGACAGATCAGACCCCATGGCTGGCACGACATGAACAACTGTGCCTTCAACCGAGAACTCAACACTTGCTTGATCGATGATATCATTGAAGAGCGAAAGACGGTCACTCATGCCCCAGTCTTGCTTTTCAAAAGCAGCAACTGAGGCCGTGTTGTCGTAAGTGTACCCCGTGCCAGCAAACAGAGCGTCAAGATAAGTTGCAAACGGGTGTGAGCCATTCCATTTTTCGTAGAAACTTGTCTTGCTCATTTTGTAGAAGAATGCCTGCACAGCGCTGAACGCAACCGTGTTTTCTTTGTCATTCTTCGTGTATGTGACAACAACATACTCTTCGTTAAGAAAGGATAGTGTCCACCCTTTAGCGATGTTTGCCTTAACATCTTGGCCAAAATAGATTGTTCCAGATAATGACTTCTCACCATTCACCGCATCGGTTTTCTCGATCTCGCACTGGGCTTGATATTCATTATTCTCAACGTCTGCGAATGTAATCAATAATCACGCCTCCTATGCGTATAGATTTTGAAAACCAAGAATCCGGACTGTGCCCGGTACATTGCAAGTGATTCGGTTAGGCTTATCCGGTTGCAAAATAAAATAGGCCTTGTTCGTCTTGCTGACGATACTTAGCCCATTTTGTGTATAACTAAATCCATTCAGCAAAAAGACGTCACCAGCGGCAACAGCATTGCTAGACGTCAGCTCAGTGTCATCTATTTTGAACGATAATGAAGATGCTGAACCAGTTGCAGTGAATTGGACAGTGAACCCTTGCTCGAGCTGATTACATGGGACAGAGCCAGAATAAGGAACGGAGACATTACGAGCTAAGCTATAGTACCAACTGCTGTATTCAGGATCCGCTGGGTTAGGCGACCAATCCGTAGCTATATTCCCAACTTCTACCTTTGCTTTGCTCCATGCGTAAGACCCTGTGTCTGAATCGTTAGTCCATGCTAGTTGGACTGCTATGTTGTCATAGTCATCTGAGGTGGGTACCGTAAATGTGACTGAGTGGCGTCCGGCAGTTTCGAGGGTACTTGTTGAAATCAGCTTCACTCTGGTACTCTCTGACATTGCCCATTCTTGCAAAACAACATCATGGTCCATCTGCTCTAGGTCGACGCCGGCCGTGTACTGCATCCCTTTGCTTGGGGTAAAGGTGCCTATGGTGCTAATTAAATAGTTGCCACCCGTGGCTGTCTGAGGTTGGTCACTGGTTCCTTTTAGCAAATTCACTGGCACGTCCTTGTGTGGGACATTTCTGACAACATCAATATCGGCCGGTAGTGTTTCACCGTAAGGCAACTTCATCGTCTTGAATTCAGCAGTTAGCTTATACAAGAGTGTCCCATTGACGTTGCCAACTAGCTCCATCTCAGGTGCTTCGGTGTAAACGAGGAACCGCTTGTGTGACGGATAGTCGCTCAGCTTGTCGTAGTAACCGCCAGACGTCTCACCCGGCCGTTCCATCGCCACACTGGGCGTTGTTTTTAGCTGGGTGATGTAATAACCGTCAGGGTCAGAAAGTAGCGCATACAGCTTCTCACGAAGCGTTTCTTCCTCGTCTATGTCGTCAGCACGGTAGTAACCAGTGACATTGATTGTTTTGTCTGTGTGCCAACCTCCAAAATCAATGTTGCCGTTGCGCTGGTCAAGCTGCTTGTTGTTTCGAGCGACCGATGGTGCTGACTCCTCGAAATCAGTGATCAGAACCTTGTATTGGCTCAGGTAGTATCGGCTACCATCAAGCTTTTCAACTAATAGATCCATGTACTACCCTCCAATCGGTCGAAAGTAGCTGCTGACGGCTGCGTCATTAGCGTCCGCTTCCTTGACCATGCTATTAATGCCATTCTTATCAACGTTGTTTTGAACGTAAATGTTAGGCGTGATTCGTTCACTGGCATCAATCGACTGCGTGACATCTCCAGAGCTAAACTGCGCACCAGCAGCGGACAGGTTACTAAGATTCATCTGCATGCTGCTTGAAATGTTTCCGGCTACACTATTGAGCGCAGAAGTTATCGGTCCAGAATTGCGATCAATACCAACTGCAATACCAGCGGGAATATATTTCCCAACTTGTTTAGCCATGACACGTGAAGGAGAATGAATCCCTAATGCTCCTTTTATCTTGCTAGTAATTCCACTAGCAATACCTGTAACTTTACTCCACAATGCACCAGCCATCGCACCAATACCGTTAATGAGACCGCTGATGATGTTCCTGCCTGCGCTTATCAACCAACTACCAGCACCGCTGAATAGTCCTTTTATACCGCTAATTCCACCACTTACAGCGCCTTTAGCGCTGTTCATTGATCCGCTTATCGTGCTAACGATTCCGTGGAAGATACTACTTACAACTGATCCTAGGCTTTGCAAACCAGAAGCGAGCACCTTAATGGCTCCTCCGACAAGCGCAATGCCAGCAGCGAGGACAACAAGACCTGCGCCTCCGACAACCCCGCCTGCACCTAATACAACGAGAGCAGCGCCAGCCAATGCACCACCAGCAGCCAAAGCAACTAAGGCAGCTCCGTATGCCAGAGCAGCAACTGCA